ACTTTTCTTTTTTGCTTTGAGTAGAACGCTAGGGTATGCTGTCACCATGAAGAAGAAACCAGCACCCAAGAAGCCGACACCACGCAAACGCAAGTCGAAGACCGGCACGATCGCTGCAGATACGACGACAATGCAGAACGCATCAGCCCAACCTTTGAAGCCGCCTTCATTCATGAAGCTTCGTCCCGGCGACTTGCCCTACTGGCACGCAGTTATCCGCGCCCGCGCACGAGAGATGTGGACAGATGTCGACCTCATCATGGCCGCGAACCTTGCCCGCGCTATGAATGAGATCGAACTTCAGCAAGCTGCTATCGTTAAGGAAGGCGCAAGCGTGAAGAACGGAAAAGGCACGCCGGTCGCTAACCCGCGCTTTAATGCCATCACCCAGCTGACTGACCGCGTTACTCGCATGATGCGTCTTCTGCATGTTCACCCGGCCGCGACGGCAGGCCGGGCAGCAGACGAAGGCGCGAGGATGCGAAGCGAGCGCGAGGCAGAGGATATTCTCGACGGCGACGGCCTGAGTGCCGAAGATGCAGCTCTGCTGGCCACGCCGGGCAACGTCCATTAGGGCGCGCCATGGCTGCAAAACCCAAGGCCAAGAAACCAGCATCACCGAAACCACTGACACGCGGCGAGCGCAACTGCTTATTCATCGAGCGTTTCTGCTTCGTGCCGGAGGGCAAGCACGTCGGCAAGCGCATCATCCTCGACCCGTTCCAGCGTCGGTTCATTCTGGCGATCTACGACAACAAGGTGCCGACAGAGCTGGCCATTCTCTCGGTAGCGCGCAAGAACGCGAAGACGGCAATCATCGCCTGCATTGTGATTCTGCACATGATCGGCCCTGAAGCGAAGGTGAACAGTGAACTGATGTCAGGCGCTATGTCGCGCGATCAGGCCGCGAAGGTCTATAATTACTGCGCCAAAATGGTCGCCCTCAACCCTGAACTGCGCAAGCGTATTCGCCTCACGCCGTCGCAGAAGATGATGACCGGTCTAACGATGGGGACCACCTACCGCGCGTGGTCCGCAGACGCCGCAACCGCGATGGGTGGTTCGCCTGTGCTGGCCATTCTCGATGAGATGGGGCAGATTCGTGGACCGCAATCTGATTTCGTCGATGCCGTTGAAACTTCGCAGGGCGCGCACGAGTCACCGCTCGAAATCATCATCAGCACCCAAGCCGCGAACGACGCAGACCTGCTTTCCATCAAGATCGACGATGCGCTACGCGGTAAAGACCCGCACACGGTCGTGCATCTCTACGCTGCCGACGAAGACTGTGATGTCATGGATGAGAAGGCATGGAAGAAAGCGAACCCCGGCCTCGGCACTATCCGCAGCATCGCGGATGTGCGCAAGCTGGCGAAGCGCGCAGCTCGTATGCCGTCCAGTGAAAACGCCTTCCGCAACCTCGTGCTGAACCAGCGCGTGTCGGCCCTGTCGCCGTTCATCAGCAAGTCGACATGGGAATCGTGCGGTGGCAAGCAAGCACCTATCAGTGAGTGCGAAGTGCTGCACGGCTCACTCGATCTGTCTGGTAAATTCGATTTAACGTGCTTCGTGCTATACGGATGGGCGCGCGGGAAGTGGAACATCTATGTGTGGTTCTGGACACCCGCCGCCACATTGATAGCCCGCGCAAAGCGTGATCGCGCACCCTATGACGTATGGGTGAAGAAGGGCTTGATGCGCACGACGCCCGGCTCGTCTGTCGACTATGAAGCCGTCGCTAAGGACATGCAGGAAATCGTCGAGGGCTTGCCCATCGTCGGCATTGCATTCGATAGGTGGCGCATCGAGTACCTGAAGAAAGAGCTGGAAGCTCTCGGCATCGACCTGCCGCTGATTGAGTGGGGTCAAGGCTTCAAGGATATGACGCCAGCCATCGACGAAATCGAGTCGCAGCTGCTCGACGGCAAGGTCGCGCACGGCGGCCATCCAGTGCTGACGATGTGCGCCGCGAATGCCAAGATCGTGAAAGACCCATCCGGCAACAGAAAGCTCGACAAGCAGAAGTCCACCGGGCGCATTGACGGCATCGTCGCAGTGGCTATGGCTGCCGGTATTGCGAAGCGAAACACCGAGAAAACAGAATCGCTCGACGCCTTTCTGGCCGAACCGCTTGTCTTCTAGGTCAGCTTGCGTTATCAATAGGTGACAAAAACCGCGAGGGATTTTAGTGGCCATACTTAGCATTTCATCGTGGTTCCGGCGCACGATCAAGCTGGACGGCACCGGTAACACAGCGCTGATGAGCGATTCTGCGCGCCGCCGCATCACCAAAGGCGAAACAGCTTTGCAGATTTCTGCTGTGTGGGCCTGTGTTAAGCTCATCTCTACCGCGATGGCTTCACTACCATGGGAAGTTTACACCGTCGACGGCGACGGCGAGAAGACACCAGCGCGCGATCAGGCGATTTACAAGCTGCTAAACCGCAGTCCGAACGCTGATATGTCGGCGTTCGACTTCCGTCAGGCACTGATTGCGAACCGCTTACTGTGGGGAAATGCTTTCTGTTACGTCACCTATCGCGGCAAGCCCATAGATCGAAAGATCGTGTCACTCGAACTGCTTCGGCCAGACTGGATGACCTTGCGGCTGAACGCTGACGGCAGCAAGACATACATCTACCACGACCCACTGCGCGGTCGTGTCGAATATGAGGAAGACTATATTTTCCACAGCAAGGGAATGAGCCTAGACGGCTGCATCGGCATGTCTGTCGTCGCTTATGGGGGTTATAGCCTTGGTGATACTCAGGCGATGGAAGAAAGCGCCGGGCGGATGTATGCGCGCGGCATGAGTAAGACCGGCGTTCTAACGGTCGACAAGGTACTAACGAAAGAACAGCGCGAGGATTTCAAGAAAAACATCGCATCGCAATTCTCAAACCTGCAGAACGGCGCTTCAACATCGAGCCTTGTGCTCGAAGGCGGCATGAAATTCGATGCACTTGCGCTGACGCCTGAAGACGCGCAGCTACTTGAATCACGTTCGTTCGGAATCGAAGAAATCTGCCGCTGGTTCGGCGTCAACCCCGTGCTGATTGGCCATACCGAGAAAACCACCACATGGGGCAGCGGCATCGAGCAGATCAACCTGCAGTTCGTGACCTATACACTGCAGCCGATTGCGAAGTCGCTGGAATGTGAAGTGCAACGCTCCCTTATTCCGGTCGCCAAGCAGGATACTCAGCACACAGAAATGAATATGGACGGCTTCCTTCGTGCTGACGCTGCTGGTCGTGCCGCGCTCTACGCATCCGGCGCACAGAACGGCTACATGAAGCGCAGCGAGATTCGTCGGAAAGAAAATCTTCCCTATGCTGGTGTTGATACTGATACGCTCACCGCGCAGTCGAATCTCGTGTCGCTCGATAAGCTTGGCACCGTGGCGAATGCGCCACAGAACAACCGCTCAACGGATGCTGGACAGGCACCTGTGGGCGCAGCTCTTCCTACCGCACAGTAAAAAGCGCTTCACCATCTACCTCTAATGGTGTAGATTCGCCTCATGGAACACAAACGCTGCCGTTTTGAAATCAAGTCCCTCACTGACGAAGGAACCTTCACCGGTTACGGTGCGATGTTCAATAACGTCGATTATGGTGGTGACATCATTCTGCCGGGCGCTTTCTCGAAATCGCTCGCAGAAATCAAAGATTCTGGGCGCAAAGTCCCAGCATTATGGCAACATAACAGCGACGAACCTGTCGGCTATTACGATGATCTGACGGAGGATGACAAGGGTCTGAAGGTCAGCGGTCAGCTGATTATGGGTGTGCAGAAGGCCAAGGAAGCGCACATGCTGATGAAGAACGGCGTCATAAGCGGCCTGTCTATTGGTTACGGCGTGAACGATTCGTCGACCGACGACCAGACTGGCATCCGCACGCTAAAAGAACTCGACCTTTACGAAGTGTCGCCCGTCACGTTCCCCATGAATGACATGGCCCGCGTGAACACCGTGAAAAATAGCGACTTCCGCATGTCGCTGAAACAATTCGAGCAAGCTCTAAGAGATTTAGGGTTTTCGAGAAGCGTGGCCACTGCTGTCGCCAGCAAGGGCTATCGCCACCTACTGCAGAGTGAGTCTGCCGACGAAGAGAAGGCGAAACAAGTCGCAGATGTCCTGCGCAATTTCAAACTCACAGCATAGGATTTTATCATGCCAAACGAAAATAAGGACTTCGACCCCACCGAGATTAAGGAAATGCTTAAGAAGATCGGTGACGACGTAAAAGAAGAAGGCTCAAAAGCGCTCAAACTTGCCGGTGAAGGCAAAGAAATCGCTGAAGGTCAGAAAACCCGCATCGACGAAATGCTCGTCAAGCAGGGCGAACTGATGGGCCGTCTTGAAACCGCAGAGCAGAAACTCGCTCGCCGCAGCAAGGAAAACGAAGAAGGCAGCAAGTCGCTCGGCCAGCAACTCGTCGAAAATGCCGACTTCCAAAATCTGGTTAAATCTGGTCGCGGTGTGATGAAGATGAACTGCAAAACTGTCACCAACATCACCAACGCCACGACCGGCACCGGTGCTGCAGGTAATACAGTGCGCCCAGATCGCGTGGATGGGCTTCTTATGCCCGGCCTTCGCCAGCTGCGCGTGCGTGATCTGATGTCACCGGGCCGCACGAATTCCAACTTGATCGAATTCGTGAAAGAATCTGGCTACCAGCAGCTTGCTGCAACGCAAGCGGGTGAAGCCGCTGCGAAAGCGCAGTCGGATATTGCATTCAGCCTAGTTCAACAGGCTGTTGTGACCATCGCGCATTATGTGCGTGCGTCGAAGCAAATCCTGAACGACACGCCGATGCTTGAAAGCTACATCGATACGCGCCTGCAGTATGGTCTGGCGTTCGTCGAGGAAGCGCAACTTCTGCTTGGTTCGGGCGCGACGAACAACCTTAATGGCATCTACACGCAAGCGACTGCATACGCGCAGCCGTCTGGCGGATACGGTGGCGGCGCTATCGCAATCAACCCTATCGACACACTGCGTCTGATGGTGTTGCAGGCCGAGATCGCTCTCTACCCTGTCGATGGTATGGTCATCAACAATGCAACGTGGGCATACATCGAAACCATCAAGGACACGCAAGGCCGCTACATCGTAGGCGACCCAAAAAACCCTATCCAGCCATCGCTGTGGGGCCGTCCTGTAGTTCCTTCGCTGACCATGGCGAACGGCACTGCATTAGTGGGTGCGTTTAAAATGGCTTCGCAAGTGTTCGACCGTGAAGACGCGAACGTCACCGTTTCGACGGAAGACGCGACCAACTTCACGACCAACCTTGTGACGGTTCTGGCAGAGGAACGCCTTGCTTCGGCAGTTTTCCGTCCTGAAGCGTTCATCAAGGCGACGGCACTGCCGCAAGCTGGCGTCTAACCTCCTACGGGTTAACAACGGGCGGGTCGTGCAGAGAAATCTGTTCGACCCGTTCGTCATTTAAGCCATAGGAATCTACCTGTTCAACCTTATTGGAGTACCGACAATGTCTGATAAAAAACACTATGTAGCACTCGACCATTTCCATCAAACAGGACTAGGCACAGTGGGGCCGAAGTCTGCGCCGTTTACCCTTGCCGACCATGATGCCAAGGTTTTGGTAGAAAATGGTCTGGTGAAAGAAACAAGCAAGCGCCCTGCAGCTGTGAAGGCTGATAAGCCCGCTGCGATCACCAGCGACAACGTCGTGAAAGAACCTGCGTCAAAGGATGGCGCGAAAGACCTGAAGGCCGCGCCTGACAATAAGAAGCGCATTCTCGGAAAATCGACGAAATAGATCAGTTTATTCTGTGCGAGGAACCGCTCAGCCCTCAGTGTAAAAACTGGGGGCTTTTTTTTCGCCGTGTGGCGTGTTATTGTCCCGTCAGGAAGGGTTCATCGCCATGGCTACACTCGCATCGCTTGCTGACGCAAAACTTCAGCTCGAAATCCTCGACAGCTCGCGCGACACGCAGGTGCAGATGTATCTCGATATTGCGACCGATTATGTCTGCAAGATGCTCGATGATGCAAACCCACCGCCAGCCCCGTCGCTTCGTGGCGCTGTCCTTCTCGCTGTAGGCGAGCTTGACGCAAAGCGTGGCACGACCATCGAACTCAGACTGCAGGATAACAAGATCTTTATGCAGCTCATCCAGCCCTACCGCAAACGCATCGGCGTGTGACGCGCGCGATTATCATCGCCAACGGGCCGAGCCTCACCCGCGAGGATGTCGAAGCCTGTCGTGGACACGGTGCCATCTACGCTGTGAAGGAAGCAATGCACCTCGCGCCGTGGGCAGATGTGCTCTACTCTGCTGACATCGAGTGGTGGCAGAAAATGAAGGGCGCGAAGGACTTCGCGGGCGAACGCTGGTCGTGCGCGCCAAACTGCTGGAAGATGTTCGGTGTTTACCCAATCGCATACAACAGCGGCCTGTGGTCCGAAGAACAAGGCACCATCGCAGGCGGCGGCAATAGCGGGTGGCAAGCGATGAATCTAGCCTACCTGCAGGGCGCAACAGAGATACTGCTTCTCGGCTTCGATTATGGCCACGAGGGGGGGCTTAAAAAGCACTGGTTTGACGATGACCGAGAGCTGCAGCGTTACTCATGGGCATCGAACTGGCAGCTATGGCGCGATCACGCCGCTAAAGCAGCCCCGCTTATCAAGATTCCAGTCATTAACTGCACGCGCGGTGGTCATCTTGAAGCCTTCCCACGCGCATCATTATCACAGGTTCTTAATGATTCCGCACGTCTACACAGCGCAGGGTGAACTTACTGCACCAGTTTTTGCGTGCAATTTTGCGCAAGGCTGTGGCGGTCAGGTCGTCTACGATTACACGCCGGGCGCATGGGCAGGCTTCGGCAGCCCGCAAACGTGGCGCTGGATGGAACGCGCAAAGGCCGAAGGCTTTGACTGGTTCTATGGCGATCATGCCTATTTCGGCCGTCGCCATCTTTTCCGAATCACTAAGAATGCGTTCCAGCATGATGGATATGGCAAGCCGGACTATGAACGGTATGGCCGGTTTGTTCTTCCTATTCGCAGCTGGCGAAAAACAGGCCGTAATATCGTGATCTGCGCACAGACACAAAGCCACTATGACCGACACGGCGTCAGCGACTGGGTGAAAGACACTATCAATGAGCTGGTTAAGAGCACGGACCGCGACATCGTCGTGCGTGAGAAACGCGGAAACGCACACTTATCGCACGATCTGGCGAACGCATGGGCTGTGGTGACGCATACCAGCAATGCAGCCGTCGATGCAGCCATCGCGGGAATCCCGGTTTTCACCACACATCCGTGCGCTGCCAGCCGCGTGGCAAAATCCTCGCTGGCAGAGATCGAGCGCCCGCTGTATGCTGACGACCGACGCGACTGGGCTGGTGCGCTTGCGGCGAATCAGTGGACCATGGACGAAATCCGTAGCGGTAAAGCGTGGCGGCACTTGCAGGGGATGATATGAAAACGAAGAAATTCGAACAGTGGACGATACCTGCAGAGGAAGCCCACCTGCCCGTGTGGATGTACGCGAACAATGACCGCCGTCACGGTCGCTTGACCTATCAGGCTCATAAATACGATGCAGTCATGAAGCGCGTCACGCAGCGAAATATCGCCATCGATGTAGGAGGCCATATGGGGATGTGGTCATGGCTGATGTCGAAGGATTTCGACACGGTGATCGCGTTCGAGCCTGTCGAATTGCATCGTGAGTGCTTCGTTGAAAACACTGCGGACTGCAAAAACATCTCGCTACATCCGTATGCGCTAGGCGCAACGCATGGTCACGTCAGCATGAAGACATGGACCGAGCACAGCACTGGCGATACAGGCATCGAGATGGGTGCTATCGGTGACACGCCTATGATAAGGCTGGATGATATAGCCTTCAGCAGCCCTGTAGGATTGATAAAAATCGACTGCGAAGGCTACGAAGCCAACGTCGTCAAGGGTGCGCGCGACACTATCGTGGTGCATAAGCCCATCATCATCGTCGAGCAGAAGGGCAACATGTCCGGCCGCTACGGCATACCGCAGCAGGAGGCCGTCACCTTCCTCACATCACTAGGGATGCGCGTTCGTGATTGCATCAGTGGCGATTTCATCATGGACTGGCCAGAATAGTGGGCTGGGGTGATGAAATCATGGCGCTCGGCAGGGTAGAGCGCCACTTCCTCAAGACAGGCCGTCAGGTTGCAATCGTAGGCCCGGCAGGTGATCGCCGCCGCAATGAGCTATGGGAAGGTAATCCAGCATGGAACCCGACCGCTGAAGACACGATTATCGACGGACCCGGCGCTAGGCCATACATCGAACGCTGGGAAGGTACACGCATTATACTGAACACCAAACATAGGCCGCACGCGGGTCGCGTCTTTCTGACAGCAGAAGAACGCAAGCGATGCACATTGTCTGGGCGCTTCGCCGTGATCTCACCGCATATCAAGGGCAACGCCAGCCCGAACAAATCGTGGGGCGCGAAGCTATGGGAGCAAGCTATCGACGGTTTTCCTATGCCGGTCTACCAGCTCGGCAATGGTGGCCTCGATCTAATTATCGGTGCGCGATTCTATCACACGCCAACAATGCGCGATGCAGCTGCGGTGATCGAGCGCGCCGCTATTGTGCTGACGAACGAAGGCGGCTCGCATCATCTCGCAGCCAGCCTGCAACGCCCCGCTGTAGTGGTGTTCGGGGGATTCATGCACCCGCGCGTGACAGGCTATCCGCAACACGCCAACCTGATAGCGGATGCCATGCACGTCGGCTGCGGAAAATATGAGCCTTGCGAGGCTTGCCGAAATTCACTGGATAAAATCACCCCGGCCATGGTAAAACATGCAGCACAGGGGCAGCTCAATGGAAGAACGTCACGTTAAAGTTTTTGTTGGATTCGACAGTCGACGTCCGTCCGACTACGCCGGGACCGTAGCCTCAATCATCAAGCACTGCCCGCAAGCAGAGATCGTCCCGCTATTGCTGACGCACTTGCGCGCCATGGGAACCTACACACGACTGACCACAGAAAGCAATGGCGTGCTGTTCGATGAGATAAGCGGCGCACCGATGTCGACGGAATTTGCCATCTCACGTTTCCTCGTGCCGCACCTGTGCGGGCATGAAGGCCGTGCGATCTTCGTCGATGGTGACTTCCTGTTCCGCGACGATATAAGCAAGCTAATGGCCCTGATGCCAGAAGGCGCAGCCATCGCCGTCGTGAAGCATGAGCAGGTCACGGATAGCACAACAAAAATGGATGGCCAGCCGCAGGTCAACTATTACCGCAAGAATTGGTCGAGCTTGATGATATTCGATTGTGAGCATCCGACAGCAACGCTGCTAGCGCCTATCTTCGTGAACAACGCCACCGGGCGCGAGCTGCACGCGCTGGCATGGCTGAATGATGCCGACATCGCCGCGCTGCCGGAAGAGTGGAACTGGTTAGAGGGCTACAGCGACCCCAAAATCGTGCCGAAGGCGGTTCATTATACACGCGGCACGCCGGATGTGATAGGCTACGGCATCCCGTATGCTGATGAATGGCATGACGTGCAGGAGCGAATTCAATGAAAGACCCGCAGAAGCTTAACCAGAAGATCACGCTATCAAGCCCTGTCAGCGTTAACACCACAGGCGAACCTACGAAAACATGGTCGCCGCAGGGCGATATGTGGGCAGAAATCCTTCAGCTCAAGGGTGAAGAAGCGATGCTTGCTGCACGCGAAACAGCGCGCGAAACTATCCGCGCCCGCGTTCGCTACCGCGCAGACCTCACGACGGCGTGGCGCATCCTATGGAACGGTCAATTTTACTATGTTAAATCGGTCGACCGTAGTGCCAACCGCGAAGGCGAATTATGGTTCACCGCTGAACTGGTAGGGGCTGCATAGTGGCACAGAAGTTTATCAATGTGACATCGCAGGGATTTCCTGAACTCGCAGCCCTGTTCAATAATTTGCCCGCACAGGTCGAAACTCAGGTCTTGGGTGCTGGTGTTACCGCTGGCGCGAGAGTGATCGCCAAGGCTGCTAAAAAAGCAGCGCCACGCGGTTCAGGACGTCAGTCACCTGCCAGCAAGAAATTCGGGACACTCGATTCGAATATCACATCGCGGCTGCTGAATAAGCGCGTCCAGAACGTGCGTGCCGCCATTGTCACGCGCGGCGGTTCATTTTGGGGCGATCTGCTCAACAGGGGAACGCGTTACATTCCTGCAACGCGGTGGTATGATGCGGTATTGGCGCAGTCACTTCCGACTGCACTGAGCACCATGCGCGATTACTTCGTGGCGAAGACCACGCAAGTGTCGCTCAAGGCAATAGAGCAATACGGAGCGAACAAGAAATGATGATAATGGAACAGGCGCTATTCCAGCTTATTGGCCAGATTCCCGGCCTGATGATCGCCGCATCGAATATCTTCGTCAGTATGGCATCGAAGGACGCTATCGACCCGTATGTCATCATGCAGCGCATCGAATCAGTCCGCATCCGCGATCTTACAGGGCCGAGCGGCTTGATGCAGGTGACAGTGCAGATCGATAGCTACGCGCAGAAGTATTATGATGCTAAAAAACTGGCACTGCAGATCGAGAAAGCACTCGATGGCTACAGCGGCAGCATCACCATCACCGGCAGCAGCCCGCAGGACATTTGCAAAATTAGTAGCATTTCTTGCCAAAACGATGTAGACCTGTTCGATATAACGGATGAACCGTTTCTGCATCGTGTATCGGCGGATTATCTGATAACCTACGACCAACCATAGGGGCGCTACATGTCGAACGCTATTGCATCACAGGGCTTTTCATTATCCATCGGCGTTCCGGGTGGCATCTCGCCAACTACGTGGCAAGCCATCGGTGAGATCACTAATTTCAGCGCGTTCGACGGTAAAGCATCAGAGATCGATGTGACGCACCTGCAGAGTGCTGCGAAAGAAATCCTCATGGGTCTGCAAGACTTCGGCCAGTTCAGCATCGATGTGAACCACCTCAGTGGTGATGCAGGCCAGCAACAGCTTCGTGCTGCGAAGACCGCGCAGACCATCCAGTCGTTCCGCGCGCAATGGCGCAATGGTGAAATCTGCAACTTCCTCGGCTACGTCCTGAGCGCACCAGTTACAGGTGGCGTCGATGCCAAGGTAGATGGCAGCTTCGACATCCGTATTAGCGGCCTGCCGTCGTTCGCATAATGGTCGAGAATCGCTATAGTGGTGACGTTGAATTCCCGCATGATGGCAAGACCATCATTCTGCGTGGTGACTGGCTTGCCATCGCGGATGCACAGGAGTGGTCAGGCGAGGTGAACTGCCTGCAGAAGCTTTCCAGCCTGTCCATCAAGCAGCTGTCGCAGGTTGTAGCGGCATTCATGCAAAAGCACCAGCCCGGCACCAAGGCAGATGATGTGATGACAGCGAACATGCCCATCGCGCTGCTGATCGCCAAGGTCGAGCGTGCAGCACTATTCTCGTATGTTGGTGCAGGTGGAGTCAAGGCATCCGATGACCTCGATGCCAAGGCTGTAGCAGCAAAAAAAAAGAAGTAGTTAAGCGCGACGAGATTCGCCACGCCATCAAGATCGCCGCTCGCTGCGGCATACCCCTCACGGATTTCTGGTCTATGACTCCTTGGCAGCTTTCTGTGGCTGTGGAAGGCTATAATGAACACATCGAGCAGGAACATAAGAACAGGGGATGGCTTGCATGGCATATAGCTGCCCTGACACGCACCAAGAAGATGCCATCACTCAAGCGCATGATGAGCGACGAAAAACAAAAGTCGAAAAACATGAACGATGATGATAAGCTGCACTTCTTCAAGGCGCTAAGTCAGAAGAGGAAATAATGGCCGAATCAGCACAGACCAGCATCAAGACTATCCTATCCGCTGATTCGAGCGACTTTGAAGCTGGCGTCAAACGCGCTGCTTCGGCACTTCAGCAGGCAGAAGGAAAATTTAAGACATCCGGCAAGAACATGGCCGGTGCGGTGGACCCTATCACGGCCGCGCTAGGTGGTCTTGGCGACAAGATCGCCGCCGTCTTCGCCGTCGATAAGGTTCTAGGCTTCGCAGAAAAGATCATCGGCATCGCGCAACAGATGACAGCGCTACAAAACCGCACGGGAATCGCTGCAAGCACATTTCGCGCATGGCAAGCCGACCTGCAGGCGACCGGTGGTAACCTCGACGATCTTGGCAACTCGATAGGAAAACTAGAAGCGAAGTTGGGACAGGCCGAAGGCGGTAACAAGGCAGCGATTGCATCGTTTAAATCGATAGGCTTGAGCGTTCAGGATTTAAAAGACCTATCACCTGACGAGCAATTCCTGAAAATAGCGCAGGCCATCGATAAGATCGAAGACCCGAACCAACGTGCCGCCGCTGCCATCTCACTATTCGGCAGAGGTATTCAGTCCAGCTTGCCGTTTATCGAGAAGCTTGGGCAGGATGCAATCGCTGCCGGTGACGGCATCGATACGATGATGACGTCGATGGACGAAAACACGATCAAGCAGCTTGATGATTTCGGTGTTGCCCTCGATGAACTTGGCATTAAGGCCGAAAACTTCGGTGCGCATATCCTGACCGGCATCGTGGCCGCAGTAGAAACAATTCCGGACCAGCTGCGTCAGGTGAACGCTATTGCCGCGAACAGCTTAGGAAACCTTTCCGACTCCGAAGCTGCCAAGCGCCTCGCCGTCATCAACTCGAATCTTGATCTGGCGAACGACCCCGGCCTTGGCACTCCACCAAGTGACAATGCACCCGCGCAATCGGCAGCAGGCTCGCGTGCGTTCATCGACCCAACGGCTCTACAATCTTCTGCCAATAGCGCCGAAGAGCTGCAGAAAGCCATCCAAAAGCTTAACGATGAATCGCAGCACAATCTCGCCACTGTGGGAATGACCGAACTGCAGAAAAAGATTTCCGATGTGCAGTTCTCGGCCGATGAATTGGCGAAGAAATACAACACCACGCTGACGCCGGCAGAGCAGGCAAGCATCGATAAAACGAAGCTGGCGACTGAAGCGCTATTCGAGCTGCAGCAGCAGCAGACTATCAACAAGCAGCTGGCTGGCGATCTTGGCAACGCACTGGGCGATGCTTTTGAAAGCGCGGCGCTGGAGGGCAAGAAATTATCGGACGTCGTCGGCACGCTGGGGCAGGCCATCGAAAAGGCACTGTTCAATGCCGAGATCACGAAGCCGCTGCAGAACTTTTTCACCAATTCAGGAGTTGGTAGCAGCACAGGCGGCATCGGCTCGCTGCTGTCGAGTGTTGGCAGCTTCTTCGGCTTAGCAGGCGGTGGCAGCATCGGCGCTAACACACCGACACTCGTCGGTGAAAATGGTCCTGAAATATTCAGCCCACGCAGCCAAGGCCAGATTATACCGAACAGCGCAATCGGTGGTGGTGGCGATGTAGCAGTTACTGTCATCAACAATTCGAATGCTACCGTATCGACTTCGGCTCAGAAGAACGGTAACAGCACATCACTGCTGCTGCAGATCGATCAGGCGGTAGCGGCGAACATGTCTGACAAAGGCAGCGCAACATCGCAAGCGCTGCAGGCCCGCGAATCTCGAACCCTCACACGCAGGTAGATCATGGCAGTATGGCCTACAACGCTTCCACCACCCGCCACCTCGACGCTGGGCGAGTCACCACCGAACAATCAACTCGCCACTAGCATGGACAAGGGGCCGGGCAAAGTGCGCCGCCGAACCGCAGCCAATGTTCGCACCATCACATTCTCGATGCGCCTCACGCCAGCGCAATGCCAGATACTGGATAACTTCTTCGTCAATACGACCTTCAGCGGTACTGACACGTTCAGTTATACGCACCCGCGCACTCTCGCGGCATGCACGGCTAGATTCACGCCGGGCAAGATGCCCTCTTACGCCGAACAGGAAAACACCATATACAATGCAAATGTTTCACTGGACATCATGCCATGAGGACCGTCAGCCCGGCATTTAAATCGGCAGTATTCAATGAGAACACAGACGAGATGTTCTGCTGCCTGCTGACGATCTCGCATTCGTCATTCACCGACGACATCCGCGTTACTGATTCGAATGCAGTGGCGCTACTGCCCATTGCAGGCATTCCCGGCATCATCTCTAACGGTTTGGAATATCTCTTCACGCCTTTCACCATCGCCCTTCCTGCGCAGAACGACACAGGCGTGGCCGAAGCGACGATCACCGTCGACAACGTAGGTGAAGAAATGATGGGGCCGATACGCAATGCAGATTCCGCGCTCGCAATTAATGTGCAGATATGCCTTGCATCACAGCCTGATGTAATCGATCTGAACTTCGACAATTTCCAGCTGGCCTCAGTAGATTATGATGCGCTGACGGTTTCAGGAACCCTGTCGATGGAATACTACGATCTAGAACCCTATCCGGCCGGGCGCATCTCACCATCGACAGCGCCGGGATGCTTCTAATGTGGTGGAATGATTATGTAGGAATTCCGTTCATGGAAAAGGGGCGCTCGCCTGAATCTTCAGGGCTGGATTGTTGGGGGTTGGTACATGCGGTTTACCATGACATCCTAGGCATCGAGCTTCCATCGTATCTCGAATACTACGAAAGCACGAAGGAACGCGAGCTTTTAGGCAAAGTTATCGGCGCAGAGAGCAAGGAAAAGTGGGAAGATGTCGATGTTCCCAAGGAGTTTGATGTCATCATCCTACGGGTTTGCGGCGTCCCTATGCACGTCGGACTGGTGACAAAGCCGGGTTATATGCTACATTGCGCGAAAGGCGTCGGGACGGTGCATGAAAAATACCAGTCCCTGAAATGGCGCACCAACGTGATGGGGTTTGCAAGACATGGAAA